CTTTCAATTCGAGGGTGCGCGTCCTACATTATTCAATGTATCGATTACCATTCCTCAAGACAATACCACAAGCCAGCTAACTCAGTTTCTGGTAAGTTCAACATCTATTCCTGCATCAGATCTTGGAAACATTGCAGTTCCATATTTTGGTCGTATTGTAAATTTTGCTGGTGATAGAACATATCAACCATGGAATGTTACAATTATGAACGATGAGAACTTTGCAGTTCGTAACGCTCTTGAAACATGGTCCAATCTTATTAATAAGAGAGAGCTAAACACTCGCGATCCATCTGTTGCTTCTCAGGGCTATAAATCAACTGCTATTGTGACTCAACTTGCAAAAACTGGCGAAGCCCTTAGAGCATATAAGTTCAATGGACTTTATCCAACATCAATTCAGCCAATTCGGTTGGATTGGAATGCAGTTAATGTGTTTGAATCGTTCGATGTTCAGTTCACATATGATTGGTGGGAAATTTCAACTAGTGGTGATGCGGGAACTACTGGTGATGGGGGCGGATTGAATTAAGTGATATAAATACATTATATTATGGATTAAAGGAGTGCCGCTTTGGAATTATTTGGATGGGAAATTGCTAAGAAGAAAGATGATTTAGATCTTTCTTCTTTTGCGCCTAAGGAAACAGATGATGGTGCTATGGTTGTCACTGCTGGTGGCACCTATGGCACTTATTTGGACATGGAAGGTTCTGCTAAGACTGAAGCAGAATTGGTTGTCAAATATAGAGAAATGGCACTCCAGCCAGAGTGTGAAAAGGCAGTTGATGAAGTAACAAATGAAGCCATCGTTAAAGAAGGCAATGATAAAATTGTTACTTTAAATCTAGATGATATTAAGTCTTTAAACGATAAAATCAAGAAAATCGTTCAAGACGAATTTGATGGGGTCACTCAGCTTCTTAATTTCAATAACTATGGATATGAAATTTTCCGTAGATGGTATGTAGATGGAAGACTCTACTATCATGTTATGATTGATGAGAATAATCCAGAACAAGGCATTCAGGAACTTCGTTATATAGATCCCCGCAAAATTCGTAAGGTAAGATTACTTACTCGTGAACGTAAGGGTCAAATCTATATCAACAGGAACACTGCCGAGTTTTATGTTTATAACGAAAAAGGATTCAAGGCAACCGGTTCTACTGGTATGGACAATCAGGGTCTGAGGATTTCCACAGATTCAATTCTCCATTGCACATCAGGACTTATGGATAAAGACGGAAAACTTGTATTATCATATATCCATAAGGCAATCAAGCCATTAAATCAACTTCGTATTCTTGAAGACGCCACAGTAATTTATCGTATTTCTCGCGCTCCTGAGCGTCGTGTGTTCTATATTGATGTTGGTCAGATGCCTAAGATGAAGGCAGAACAACATATGCGTGATATGATGGTAAAGCATAAGAATCGACTAATCTATGATGCCTCCACTGGTGCAGTAAGAGATGATCGTAAGTTCGCATGTTATGCTCTAGACACAAAAATTCCACTTCTTGATGGAAGAACTTTAACTATAGAAGAAATTATCTCTGAATATAATCAGGGAAGAACAAACTGGGTTTATTCTTGTGATCCTATTACAGGCAAGTTTTATCCCGGACCTATTTCTTGGGCAGGTATTACCAAGAAAGAAAGTGATGTGGTTAGAGTCACTTTTGACAACGGAAAGAGTGTAGTCTGTACTCCAGATCATAAGTTTCCTGTTTGGAATAAAGGATTCATTGAAGCCAAGGATCTTCAAGTTGGTGAATCTTTGATTCCCGGATACCGTAGAACCAATAAGGTTGCTAATAACAGCAAAGAATACGAACAGATTTATCTTAATGACACCAAGACTTGGGAATTTACACACAGGGAAGTTGCCAAGTGGAAAGACGATCTAGGACTAACAGAAACCAAGGTTTACAAAGATCATACTGAGGATTTTTCTGTTGTTCATCACCTAGACTTCAACAGAATGAATAATAATCCAGAAAATCTCGTTTATATGGGATATCTAGATCATTGGCTATATCACACAGAAAATCAAACAATACGATATACCGATACGATTATTGGTCAAGTCGTCAATATGCTATCTATGAGAAAAACTTCAGATGAGATTTTGTATGAACTAAACTCAAATGAAGAAATTATTTCTGAGTGGATGTCGCTGAATTCAGAAAATCATGTCAAGAACAAGAATTTTGATCATCTAATCAAAAAAGATTTGGTCAAAATCTCTAAGATTTGTGGATTTGAAACTTGGAATAAAATGAGATCTTCCCTTTGTCCACCAAAAGATCAGATTAGAAGAAATCTAACTTCTCAAAGAGGATCTGATGAATGGAAGCAAAAATTGAGTCAAGCCAGAATAGGAATTGTAAGTAAATCAAAGACTTGGAAAATATTCAATCCAAATGGCGATATTGAAATTGTTGAAAATCTAAATGAATATTGTAGTGTCAATAATCTGAATAGAACCAATATCAAGGGTCAATTTGGATCTAGAGGATATAAGGCAGAAATCCTGAACAATCATAAAGTTATTTCTGTAGAATTTCTAGATGAAAAAACTACTGTGGCCGCATTGACAATCGACCAAGAAGAAACCTATCACAGCCATCACACATATCTTCTGGATGCAGGGGTATATACCAAAAATACCATGCTTGAAGACTACTGGCTGCCTCGTCGTGAAGGTCAGAACGGAACAGAAATTACTACACTTCCATCAGGACAAAATCTTGGTAAGCTAGAAGACGTAGAATATTTTGAAAAGAAACTTTATAGAGCTTTAAATGTTCCTGTATCAAGATTGAATCCTGATGAATCCGGATTTAGTCTTGGCCAATCAGATGAAATCAGCCGAGATGAACTTTCGTTCCAAAAATTCATTGATAGACTTAGACTTAGATTCTCTGCTCTGTTACTTGGTGCTTTAGAGAAGCAATTAATTCTTAAAAAGGTTTTTGCACAATCGGATTGGGATGAGATTAAGGATCTAATTCACTTTGATTATGCAAGAGATAACTATTTTGCTGAATTAAAAGACACAGAAATTCTTCTGAATCGTGTTGGAGCACTTGCACAGATTCAACCATTTCTTGGTATGTTCTATTCACAAGAGTGGGTTAAGAAAAATGTCCTATTCCAGACAGATAATGACATTAAAGAAATGTCTCAGCAGATGGAAAAAGAATCCAAAGAAATGGCTGAGAGGGGCCTTAATCCAGATGGAACTCCAATGATGATGGGTCCAGAAGATGATGATCAAGGTGGTTTTGGTAGCGATTCTTCAAGTAAAGGATCTGCGCCAAGTCCTGAACCTAAAAAGGATTCTGGTGTATCATCTGGAAATGTTGGTGGAAAAGATGCAGAACCTGCTCCTCACAATAGAAGAGTGCCAAAAGAAAGAAAAACTGAAATTGTTCAAGGTCCATCTGGACCATTCACTAGACAAATGCCTGTTAGAAGAAACCCTTCAGGTAATTAAAATTTATAAATAGGAGATGCAAATGAGTGATAACGAATATACAACCCACGATGTAGTTGATGCCGCCATTAATGGAGAAGTCGCTAGTCTTGAACAAACATTCGATTATGTCATGAGGCAAAAGATTAATCAGGCACTAGAGGGCAGGAAACAAGAAATTGGCCTGAGTCTAGGAGAAGTCGAAGAGGACGAATAATGACAAAAGCAAGAGTCGATAAGGACAACAGCGATTATCTATCTAAGACAGCTAGACCAGAAGGAGAGTCTAAGACTGCTTATTGGTCAAAAGATTCTATTGAAGGGGCTGGAAGTCAAGCTGACGCCAATGGAACGTCTGGAGAAGCAGATAGGTCTGGAAATAAGCAAGATGTCTATAGTGGCGGAACTAAGAAAGACAAGACTCGTATTGCAGATCGTCCTATGAAACTTGTTTCTGGTGAAACTGGTATTGGTGATACTGGAACCGGTCTTGGTGAATCTGATAATCCTTTTGCTAAAGTTATTGCCAGAAGATTTGGTCTACAAGAAGACGAAAATCCCGGAGTGGCATCATCGTCATCAACTTCTGATAATCCTTCATTAGGAATGATGTCGGTTAACAATACAGACTTTCGTCAAGATGCACCTAATATCAAAAATATTCTAGAGGCAATTGCGCTTCAGGCTGCAGATTCTTTTGAATTGATGGATGAAAATAGGAAAGTTCCTCCTGCAATATCAACTCAACTTGAAAATTGTCAGAATATTATTACAAAATTTTATCAGTATATGACAAGTAATGCAGACAAATCTCCTTCATCAGATCCAGCCGATACCCCTCCTGTTCAAAAAGATACTGCTGAACGCAAAACTGCAGTTAATGAAAGCGATGAATATCCCAGTTTCGTTCGTCGTAAGGACGCAAAAGGTAATCCAAGACTTACTAACATAAGAATAACAGACACAACTCCAAAACCTCCAGAAGATGTAAGAACTCCTTTTGAAAAAGCAACCAATGTTTCGATTCATCGTTCTGTAAATTATAGAAAAGAATCTTTAGAGAATTTCTATCTCTATGCAGAAACTGCTGAGGGAGATTCATTCGAATCTGAGCCTTTGACTGAAATGGAAGCAGATACAAATATGCAAGAGATGATCGAATCTGGTGCATATACCATTATCGAAAAGAAACTAATTGGTAATCAAAATAAATTAGATGCTAATCATAATGGACATTTAGATTCTGATGATTTCAAGAAACTTCGTGGTAAGAAGACCATGAAGGAAGCGGTTAATGTTGTATTCCGTAATCTATTAAAGGATAATCTCGAACATATTGATGAAGTTCTTGATACAAAAGAACGAATTAAATCATATCTGAAACCTGCCGGAAAAGATAGAGGAAAGCAAATCGCTCAATATCAAATAAACCGAGATGTTGATCTTGATGCAGCAGATGAAAATCGCAGAAAATTTGCTAATAGAACATCTGGTATTATTCGAGCAAAGAAAAAAAGATCTTCTTATAATACAGGAGAAGAATAATGCCGATCATTAAAAATCAAATCGGTGGTCATGTCGGAACATTCGACACCGCCAATGTAACATATACCACAGCAAATATCGCTTCTCCAAATAGTTCAGTTGAAACTGTAACTGGTATGGCACTTGCTCGTATTCTTTGGACAGGCGATTGGGTTGTAAAGCAAGGATCTAATGTAATTTTCCAAGCACCAGCAGGAACTAGTGGAACATGGGATGTTTCTGCCGAGGGTCTTCTTTTGATGGGATCAAACAATGCTGCTAATATCACTGCGAATACAGCCAATACTCAATCTTCTATCGCTCTTGTTCTAACCAAGTATGCTTATAATACGGCTGGAGTCTAAGAAATGAAACTGATCACCGAAAACATTGAAGAAATTCGTGTTATTTCAGAAGCCAGAGAAGATGGCAAGAAGAATCTGTATCTAGAAGGCATCTTCATGATGGCAGAGGAACCAAATAGAAATGGTCGCCGTTATGGTAGATCAATTCTAGAAAATGCTGTGAACAAATATACTGGAAAGTATATTAAAGAAAACCGTGCATATGCTGAACTTGGACATCCTCAGGGACCAAATATCAATCTAGAAAGAGTTTGTGGACTTCATGAATCTCTTAAATGGGATGGCAACAATGTTATTGGTCGTATGAAAGTAACCAGTACACCTTATGGTCAGATTGTTGCCGGTCTAATTGAAGATGGTGCCAGACTTGGTATGTCATCAAGAGGTATGGGTTCAGTGGTTGAGGGTAAAGATGGCATCATGGAAGTCAAGGACGATTTTGTTCTGGCTACTGCTGCAGATGTTGTTGCAGACCCTTCGGCACCTCAAGCATTCGTTCGCGGAATCATGGAAAATGTAAACTGGGTTTATGATTCATCTAATGATTCTTGGCAAGCACAACAGTTTATTGAACAGACAAAGCAGGAAATGAAAAAGATGACTGTATCTGCCATCAATGAAAATAGCATCGCATATTTTGAGCATTATCTTCGTAGATTATCTTCAAAATAAAGATTTTATAAATAGATAAAACAAAGGAGTAAACCAATGGCAACTAGAAAGCAAAGCCATGAACTTGATGAGAATTTCAAGTCAGTTGATGGTCAAAGTGAACTTCCAGAGCCTGCAATTCAAGGTAGCGCAAAGCGTGGTGCCGACAAGTCAGCAGGCGAAACAGAATATTCACAGACAACTAAATCAGAAGTTCTGGCTAAGTTGATGAATGATCTTCAATCACGCAGTCATGAAGAAGTTCTTAATGTTTATAAGGCAGTATCATCAACTACTGATTCTGTCAATAAGCGTTCAGCGGATAAAAATCTAAATGGCGGTGAAACTTATGATACAACAACTCATGCTGCAACTGCTGTAAAGCCTATTGTTGCTCGTGAGCACGTTGAAGAAATCTTCACTGGCGAAGAGATGTCAGAAGATCTTATGAACCGTGCTGCTGTAGTTTATGAAGCTGCAGTTAATCAACGTCTGGCTATTATGGAATCTCGTCTTGAGGAGCAATATACTGCTGCTCTAGAAGAAGCTATTGATCATGTTCATGAAGAATTAGTTGAGTCCGTTGACAAGTATATGTCATATGTAGCCAATCAGTGGGTTGCAGATAATGAACTAGCTATTGATAATGGTCTTAAGGTCGAAATGGCTGAAGAGTTCCTTCTTGGATTGAAGAATCTCTTTGAGACCAATTATGTAACAGTTTCTGAAGACCGCGAAGACGTTTTATCTTCGATGGCCGAAGAAATTGAGAATCTCAATCATCGTCTAAATGAGGAAGTTGAAAAGAACATTTCTCTTTCAGAAAAGATTGAATATTCTCAAATCGGTGAAA